TACAAAGCAAATGAAGTTATAAGCGGCACGCATGGTGAAGTGTGGATCAACGGTGAGAAATTCGCCGAGGTCTACGGTTTGCAAGCAAAAGTAAACGCGATTAAAGAGGATGTGCCAATGTGCGGAACCCGTAACGGTCGTGGTAAGAAAAGCATGGGTTGGGATGGCACAGGCACAGTCCGTTATAACAAAATCAATTCCCGTTTAATGCGTGAAGTTGGTCAAAGCATCAAGGATGGAAAAGATGTAGTGTTCACGATCATTTCTAAGCTGGCTGACCCGTCTGCCCGTGGTGCAGAACGCATTGCGTTGCACAATTGCAATTTCGACGATGTAACATTGATTGATTGGGAAGCAAACAAACTCCAACAAGTAGAAGCGCCATTTACGTTCGACGATTACGAATTTATTGATCTAATTAACTAAGGAGGACTCACAATGTCTATCATTAACACTTTGCTTGAACTCGATAAGAGTCAATTGGAACTACCTACGAAAACGGTTGAAATCAAACGCCTGTCGGCTGTTGCTGGGAAGCGTGTTGATTTCACAGTGTCTGGCATTTCACCGGAACGAATGCGTGAGCTGCGCGAAATGAATAAACGCTTGAATCCTGAGACGAAGGAAGTAGAAATTGACTTTGACAAGGTTCAAGCAGAGATGCTGCTTACGGGCATTGTGGAGCCGAATTTGCGCGATGAACAACTAATGAAGCATTACGGTGCATTGACTCCACACGAAGTTCTTAACACCCTTCTGAACATCGGAGAGCAAGAGGCACTATATGCAGAAATCGGCGTGTTGACAGGTTACGGTGTGGAAGCGATTGAGGAAGTAAAAAAGCCGTAAAGAGTGATTACCATTCAAACTTTTTATATTGGAATTGGAAGAAGAGAGGGCATCCACCTTCCTACTTCCAGTCCATGGGGGAAGGTGAATTGATCACTCTTTACGCATTCTATGAGATGGAATTGGACGAGAGCAAGAACCATGCCGGCTGTCCTCTAATGGGGGTGTAAAGAATGGCAAAAGTCGCTTCGACTACCTTCGAGATAGATGCAAAAGCCTTAAACACCCTTAAATTGATGGCAAAAGCCGCCGACAAACTGAGCAGTTCTGTTGCTGGCTCCAACGGTAAGTTGAAGAACATGCAGGGGCAGATATCCCGAACAAGCAGCACCGTTTCATCGTTGGATAAGAGCGTATCGAGGGTTGGCGGTAGTTTCGGCAAGCTGCAAAGCAAGGTTGAACGTGCTAGTGCCGCCGTGTCTCGCATGGGTTCCAGAGCTACTACGGCATTCTCAAGCGTTCGCAAGCATGTGGACAAGGTTGGTTCTGGCATTGGCTCCATTACAAGCAAGGTATTCTCCTTGCAAACGGCATTGATAGGGCTTGCCACTGGCGCAGCCATGAAGGTTGGATATGATAAGACAATCGGCAGCTACATGGACTTTGAACAGGCACAAGCCATGATTTATGGTACGTTCGGCATGAAGAACAAGAAACAGGCCGACACATACATGAATTGGGCTGAAACCTATGCATTGACGTCGCCCGTACTCAACAGCCAAGAGATGATACAGGGTTCGTCGTCCTATCTTGCTGAAACTAGAGATATGAAACAACTGGCGCAGATGTGGGATATCACAGAACGATTGATTGCAAAAAATCCATTCCAAGGTGTTGAAGGCGCGGTTTTCTCTATGCGCGAATTGATGAGTGGCGATGCGGTCAGTATGGCTGACCGTTTCGACTTTGGGAAAAAGGATTTAAACCGAATTAAAGATTTACCAATGCAAAAGAAGCTCGACGGAATGATCAAGCTGCTTGAGTCTAAGGGTATCACACGCGAAACGGTTGATCTTGTAGCTGGTACTTCGCGCGGCCTGATGAATCAGATAGACGAGACGCTAGGGAAGTCGTTTAAGATCATGGGTAAGCCAGCGGTTGATAAGGTTATTAGACCGTGGTTACAAGGTTTTCAAGATGCATTAACAGATGAACGCATGGCGCCTTACGTGAAATTTGGTCAACAGATGTTGACAGGCATGTCCGAAGCATTCACAGAGCTTGCAAGCGGTGCTGGTAAGTGGATTGACGGAATTATAAATAATCCTGCATTTGCAAACTTACCGACAATGGGGGAAAAGTTCTACTTTGTATTGACTTCAATCCGAGACAGTTTCTCCAATTGGCTCTCAAATGGTGGTTCAGAGACGATCCAGAACATGGTTAGTGGCATGATCAAGGTAGTTGCGCAGGGCATAGAGGATAACATGCCAGCAATCATATCCATTGGTACTGGAATCGGCAAAGGCTTGGCAATGGGGGCGCTAGATGGTCTTAAGGGTGCTATAGGTGGACCGTTGCAAGGTTTGTTGGGGACAGATGGTGCACAATTCAATGGTAGTGCCAGATTTTCAGACAAACTGGAACAACATGCGAAAGAGAATCCAGGCAAGCCGCTCTATGAAAACCAGACGATGCACGACATTTCGGAATATCGTAGTCCGTCATTGTGGGACAAGACGAAGGACTTTTTTGGGTTTTCCGTAGGTTCTCGACGTATCCCACGCGACATGCCCGCACAGCTACATGAGGGCGAACGCGTCATGACAAAGCAAGAAGTCAATGCTGAGAAGTCGCAAGGCAATGGCGGCGTTCCTATTATTAACATTCAAAATATGACCGTGCGTGAAGAAGCTGATATCCAGAAGGTTGCAGCGGAGTTCGTGAGACAGTACAAAATGGCTATTACGGCAGGAGGGTAACTATGGAATTCTGGATAACACGTAAGAATGGAGCGGAAAAGCTGTGGTTCCCCATCCCTGCTAGTGAATTTCGTATAGATGGAACACGGCAGATCACAAAAGAATATATAAACGGTTTCGGGGAGGTTGCACTAGCTGGTAAGAAACAGCTTACGACAATCTCCTTTTCTTCTTGGCTACCAGCGCAACCGAAACATAGGTATGCGCAGTACCCCAATTACAAAAAACCGTACGAGATTGTGGCCTTGTTGGAGAAATGGAAAAATGACACAGTTCCTGTCCGCTTTTTCATCACGAAGACTGGCATAAACTTCGCTTGCTACATAGAAGCATTCTCATACTACGAGAAAGCAGGATCACGGGACGTTGAATTCGAAATGTCGCTATCCGAGTATAGAATACCTACTCGCAAGCAGCAGCAAGCCAAGGCAGCAGCCAAGGGGAAGTCAGCGCCTGTACAGCTCAACAAGATGAAGAGCAAGGTAGCGTTTAAGAGGAAGACGCACACCGTAAAAAAAGGTGAAACCATATACGCAATCGCTAGAAAGCATTACGGTGATCCCAAAATGTTCCTTGGCATCTGCAAAGCGAACAAGATTACGAACCCTGACAAGATCAAGGTTGGTACGGTGTTGAGGTTGCCATGAAAATATACATCGAAGGTAAAGAGGTGCTGTATACATCTGCTACATGGCGCGGCAGCGTTTTTTCCCCAGCTCGAACACTTGAGTTTGACGTTCCCGAGAGCGGTTATGATGCCAATTTCAAGCCCAATAACTTCAAGTTAGGGCAAACGGTCAAGCTATTCAACGAGAGCGGACAAATGGTGTTTATGGGTTTCATATTCGCTCAGGATGTGTCGTCTTCTCGTTCCATGCGGCATGTTGTGGCATATGACCATCTAGTCTACTTGATGAAGTCCCGTGGAGCGTTCAACTTCAAAAAAACAACGCTGAATAATGTTGTCAAGGTGATTGCGCAGCGTGCAGGTATACAGGTTGCATCCGTTTCTGATGGTGGTACAGCTATCAATATGCCACCTTTACAGTCGGTCAGTTTCTACGATGCAATGATGAAAGCTTGCTATCTGTCAGCGCAAAAGATGGGCAGACGGTACATTCCACTTATCACGAATGGGAAACTCAACGTGATCCGCAAGGGGCATGTAACAGTTGCCCAAAAATTGGATCATGAGTTGAACATCATTGACTCATCCCATCAAGAGAGCATAGAGTCCTTGGTCAACCGTGTGTCAATCGTCAACGAAAAAGGCGTATCACTTGGAAAGATCGACGGAGACGGGCAAAAGCAATACGGCATCATGCAGGACGTTTATGTTAAGCAAAAGGATGACAAAGAGTACAAGAAAAAGGCGAAGGCACTTTTAAAGCCTGTCGAACAAAGATCAGTAGTAACAGCCATCGGTGATTTGGAATGCATCACAGGACGAGCTATTGCCGTTGTGGAGCCGTTCACCAAGTTGAAAGGCAAATTCTTTATAGATGAGGATGTTCACACGTTCCAGAACGACACTCACACGATGGAGTTGAATCTAAACTTCTCAAACATCATGGATGGAGGGGATAACTGATGAGTTTTGCCGAACTAGCAAGCATCATACGCGAACAGGGCGCGGCCTACAACCTTCCTGCTCCATCTTTGGGCAGTGTGGTTTCTAAGGCTCCGCTTGCTGTCAAGGTTGGCAATCTATCGCTTGACGCTTCGCAGCTCTATGCAATGAGTGTCCTTGAAAAAGGCGACGATGTTGTTATATTCCCTACAGCAGACGAAAGCAAGTTCGTTGTTTCTAGGGTGGTGCAGCCGTGAGTATATTCCCGTTCATTAATCCAGAAGACGTTGCAGATGATATCGAGTTGGAAAGCGAGTTGCCAATTTGCAAGGAATACGCTTTTGACTTTGAAACTGGTGAATTCCTGCTGCACAACGGCAAGCAATATATAGTCGAGGAACAGGAAGCGGTGCTTATCAAGGTTCGAAAAGTCCTTATAACAGAGCGTTACCTATACGATATGTATTCCTTTGACTATGGGGTTGATTATGAGAATCTAATTGGGAGCAGTTATTCAAAACAGGCGACGAATGCCGAAGCCGAGCGTTACACTCGCGAAGCGTTGGAAGTATTACCGTGGGTGACCGGCATATCCGACTTCGAAGCGTCGCTCATTAAGGACAAGCTGCACATTTCATTCACATTAGAGACGGTATACGGAGATGAGGTGATAACACTATGAGGAACAAAGATGAATTGATGGACAAGATGCTGGCAGCCGTTTCGGCAGACGTTGACAAAAGCGAGGGTAGTTTCGTTTTTGACGCAGTTGCGGGCGTTGGCAACGTGATCGAGGACATCTATCTTGACATGGAGCTACAAGAGAATCGTTTCATGCTGGATACAGCGGTCAATGATGACTTGGACGCAGTAGCGGCCATTCTGGGTGTTACACGGAAACCATCCACTCATTCGACTACCCGTCTTACTGTGACCGTGCTTGGGACGGTTATGATTCCCAAAGGATCGCACTTCTACGCCGAGACGGAAGCCGTTTTCTACACATCTACTGAGGATGTGGAAATAACGGGCAATGGGCTTGTTCCTGTTGTGTGCCAAGAAGCTGGCACAGTCGGCAACGTTCCTGCAAATGCGATTGTGAACATGGTAGACCCACCTGCAGGGTTCGAGAGTGTTACGAACGATCATGTGGTCACCAACGGATATGAGGCCGAGGGCGACGAAGAGTATCGTCAGCGTATCTATGACCGCGCTAGAACGCCAGCAACGAGCGGCAACGCACAACACTATCTGAATTGGGCGCGGGAGGTGACAGGCGTTGGTGATGCAAAGGTGTTCCCGCTGTGGAACGGCAATGGCACGGTAAAAGTGGTTATTGTCAATTCCAACAAGAGAGCAGCCGATGAGGAACTTGTTAAAGCAACGTTTGAACATATCGAAGCATCCCGCCCGATTGGGGCAGCGGTTATGGTTGAGAGTGCCGTAGAAAAGTCTATCAATGTTTCCGTTAAGTTGGTGCTTGATGGCAGCACGTCACCAGAACAAGCCAAGGAAGCAATACAGGCGGCATTGAGTTCCTATCTGCAATCTATCGTATTCAAACGCCAAAGCGTGTCCTATGCCATTGTAGGGGCTACAATCCTAGATGTCGATGGCATCCTTGACTACTCCGATTTAACGATAAACGGAACAACGTCCAATATCGCGCTGGGCGATCTGGAAATTCCGATTGTGGGTGATATCAATGTTACCTAGATTGCCAGACTACTACAACAATAGCCGCATCATGCAAGAGTTGCGCAAGGCACAGGTGGAGGTTGTTGAGGAACTATATGGGCGCTATACGGAGTTTAAAGCGCAACCTATCATAGACACTGTTACGTACACCATCGACCGATGGGAAGCCATTTTTGGCATCGTACCAGACGAGAACAAGCCGATAGAACAGCGGCGCGAACAGGTCAAGGCGAAGGCGCGTGGCGCTGGTACAGTGACAAGAGCCCATGTTAAAAACGTGATTGAAGCGTATACGAATGGTGAGGTCGAAATAATTGAACATCCCGCCGAATTCCGTTTCGAAATCAAATTCGTGAACAAGTACGGAAGGCCGCCACGAATTGAAGACGTGAAAGCAATAATTGAGCAGATAAAGCCAGCTCATTTGGCTTATGGGTTTATATTCAAGTATGCGACACATGGAGATTTGAGAGGGAAGACCCATGCAGAGTTATCCAAGTTCACACATGTACAGATAAGAGAGGGGGCGGCGTTGAATGGCTGAGCAAACGCCTAACTTGGGGCTAGCTATCCAAGGTGAAAATGATAATTACGACATTGATATTCACAATGAGAACTATCGAAAGATCGATACAGCTCTATCCAACATCAAGGTAACACCAGAATCAATCGGAGCTGCAAAAAAATCTGACCTGGACACACTCCAAAAAAACAGCGTAAGCATTAAGACGAGTACCAGTAAGGATTTCAACACGTACCGAGAACCGGGACTGTTCTTCGTGGGGAGCCTATCTGAGTACACCAATGCACCTTCGAGTGATGGCGGGTTTAGTTGGGGGATTCTGCGTGTAGAGACGCTAGGGACAACCGCCTATGTGGCTCAGTCGTATACCTGTATCATAAACAATGTTACCTTTACGCGATCAAAAGCAGAGGATTCAACGGGTAGAGGGTGGGAACCTTGGCGAGCGACCTCCAAGCTTGATTCTGACGGTGTGCTAAGACTCAGTAAATGGCTAGATATTAGATCAGACGGCCCAGCAGCAAATTTTATCGGCAGCACTCATGTATACCAACAATTCTTAGTGGGTGATCAAAGAAGAGGTTATGTTGGGGCGGGTGACCCAAACGCACCTAATAACATAGCGGTTGTATCAGACCATGGTGACACATTAGTAAATGCCAAAACTAACATTTGGCTAAACGCTTCTGGTGGGGCAATACATTGTAATGGTCGCAATATTTTATGGGAAATAGACCAGGTAAAGCAATCTGGAGTTAATGCCAAACAAGGCACGGTGGATGCCCTTAACTCCAAGTCGGTAGCGGCGTCCATAAATGACTCTTGGCCTACGTTGAATGGTAAAATCGGAACACTACATGGAAGAAGAGATGATAGGTTCGTTGCTGAAGGTTCATCTGGTATGAATGGTGTGAATGAATGGATGTACACTTCATTGGGTGCTATACCAGCAGGAGTGACACAAATCCTATTCAATACCCGTACAACTGACACATGGGGAGCCACTTATGTTACATTCCCACAAAATGGAGGCTGGTCATCTCAGGCAAAGTTGCAATTGATAGACAAGAATGGAACGATTGCAACAATTGCAAATTTAAGGGGAAGTAACTATGCACTTTCTAGAATAGTGATACAGAGTATAACCTATTCACCAATCGATGGAAAGTTGTATTGTAGCATTGGATATCACTTAAATGGAACACCCAGTGGCTTCTCTACTGGTTTGGAAAATGTCGGTACGCTGGATAATAGTGGTCAAATACAGATTCGGTTAGATGTATTTAATCCCGATCGCCAAGTTGATTACAAACTTGACATGGACCAAATAATGTACTTATAGGAGGGTTGTCAATGACTGATACTGCGACTATTGTATACAGGATAAGCACAAAATACGGTTTCATTGTTCAAATGATTGCTTTTAATGATTACACGTTGAATTTCTACAAGGAGCATTATCCAGAGTCAGACGGTTGGATGTACTACGAAATTGAAGCTGATTATGACAATTTGCCAGTAATTGCTGAAAAAGTCCCAGAACATTGGATGGATAAGACGTTTTACGGGTTGAAACGGATATGGGATGAGCCTAACCTCGGGTTTCATCAAAGGTACATGAAC